CCAGACTAAATGCTTGACATTAGGACAAAGGCACTTTAACCTAATAACGTTCTACCATGACTTATACCCTTACTTGTAAGTGCATGGTCCCGCGGTAGGTTCTTCCACTTTCCTACCTGCGGTGTGGGGATAGGCAGATTTAGAGGAACGTTCATGTGTCTGTCCCCACTGTTACAAAGCAAAAGGCCCCCTGCGCAAAGCAAGGGGCCTTTTGTTAGTTTGACTCTTAATCAACAATATCTGCGTCAATAATTCCCGACGCCCAACTTGGTTCCATATCGCCACCAAGTTCGGTCATTCTTTCAGCGAACATGTTTCGCGCTGCTTCAATTTGACTTTCGGACAACTTTAAATCCTTGCTTAAAATAATTGCCATGAAAGCAGCACCAACTAAATTGGCTTGATGTTCTTCAAGTTCGATAACGCGCTTGCGAAGGTCATACTTAAGCATGAATTCAAGTGCGCCTTGATAACGTTCCCATGCACGTTCGACTACTTCGATAAGGGCACGAACGTGTTCCACACCAGCCTTGTCGGTTACTTCCAAAATACCATTTAGTTCGTCAAGTTTTTCTTCTAGCACCACCGACCAAGTTTTCATCTTGGAAGCAAGTAGGTACGCTTCAACTTCTGGCGGACCCATTGGTTCTGGTTCACCCAAGCGTTCGGTTAGTGTTTGTAATTCTTTGTTCATAACCTTACGAACTGCACCCCTAGTGTGTTTAAGGCTATTGCCTAAGTGCCACTTACAAGTGCCTTCGCCAAGGTGGTCTGTTCCCATTCCAGCGGTCTTGTTGCAAAAACGTTCCATGCCAAGTTCTTTAAGGTTCTTGTTACGTAAACGTGCGCCACATTTTCCTGGAAGTGGTTCAGCAACACCAGGAATTTTTTCTTCCGGAAAGTGTTGCGACCAAAGTTCTTCATCTGTCATTTTATGCCTTTAGGTAAAAGAAGAACGTTCTATTTACTTTTTCGCCAACGGCAGAATTGTTTGTTTTCTGGTATACGTAAAAATATTTCATACAAGTTCTTCCTGTTTGTGTTCACTAGGCCAATAGTATTCAAGGTCATCTGGAACGCCGGGAAAGTATTGTGCGTAGTGGTCTGGTAATTTTCTAAGCAAGTTGCTTTGGTGCGAACGATGGAATTCTTCGTTGCCAACCCAGTCTGGCTTTACAATGCGAAGTTCAGCATTAAAATTGTCTAGCAGTGCAAAAGACTTTTCTAAACAAGTGTCTTTGTAACCACGACTAGTCCATTCTTTGCAGATTGCAACTTGGTATTCAAGCAGTGAAAGAACGTGTCCAACCCACATTTTTACGGCGGGGTGATTCTTCCAACCGTATTCTGGCATTGTCAACGCTTTAAGTACTTGCAAGTTTTCAACGCGTTGCTTGCCTAGTCGTTTCATGTCCAATACTGACGCTGATTTTTCAAAATCTGCATATGGTAAAAAAGTTTGCATCTTAAGCCACCCTAATATCTTTGTTTTCACGCTTCTGCGTCTTATTAACAACATTATGCGCTTTACGGCATGCTTCGCAAGTCGGCACTCCTTGACGGCGATGCTGGTTATACCCACGATTAGTTCCGTGTTGAATTGCAGAACCAAAGTGACCGTTCATTTCTTCAATGTTTTCAGGTAATTTGGCTGGAATTGGTATGCCAAATTCCTTGCGCAATTTTTCACGTTGTTTTTCTGTTGTTCCCGACCAAAAACCAAACACTTCATATTTCAATGCGTGTTCATAACATTCTTTTGCAACAGGGCAATTTTCACATAAGTCTTGCATTTTTGTTGTAGGTCTTCCAGAAAAAAAGTTTTCGTCTGTGCCCCGACAAGCACCTAATTTTACCCATGTGTCCATTACTGTTCGAACCACCAATCCGGCAGTTCCCATTCGGAAGGTGTACCTAGTCTGACAATTGTTGCGCATGGGTCGCTTCCTTCTTCCCATGCACGGTCTTCTGTTTCGTGTGTTGGCACGCCATCATGCGTTGCGCAAACAACACCACTACAAAAACCATTTTCGATTCCATACTTAAGCCATTCATCAAAATTCATTGTTTCCCCTTTTCATTATTTACCAACCACGTCCGCAACCATATTGGTCTGGCACGTAATCTGGTACTCCTGCTGCTGCTTGTATTTTTCTTGCGATAAAAACTTGTTGCTGTGGACTTGCTAAGTACAATGCACCAAACAAAGACAACCCGCCGTATTTAACCCAGTTCACTTCGGTGATACCTAAACCACCTGAATAAATTGGACCACGTACATGCCAGTTGCCACCCTGTTCACACTGCGCAACCTTTTCCCACTTAGCCACAATATCATCAGATACCAATGGTAGTGGAACAGTCGTAACCGTTGTTGACGGATTAATCAACGAAGGTGGTGAAACTGGTGGTGCAGAAAGTGAAGCAGGATTCCATGAAGTTCCTGTATCAAGTGTTGTTACAGTGCTTTCATTTGACGAAGCCGCGCTGTTGCTTGGCAGTGCCGAACCAAAAATAAAACTACTACAAGATAAAAGAACAATAGATAGGTATTTCATTTAGCCTTTTCTACTTCGACCCGCAGTAAAGATTTTTTACTGGGCCTGCGACAAACGGGGAGTATTTAATTGCTACTTCCACGGCATCGCTTAGTTCATTTGGGCCTATTTCTTGACAACCTTCTAAGTAGCCAAGTGAATAGGGGGAACCACTACCAATCGCCAAAAACGGCGAATCCACCTCAACTGCCGAAAAGTCATTTTGAATAATGACCAACGGACGGTTAGGCCAAGCACAAAGAATTTCTGTATCTTTCACAGAATCATCTTCACCCTTGATTTCTTTAAGCATACCAACGATGGTTTCAGGGGTACACTTTCTTTTTTCCAATTTGGAAAGCAGATTTATAATACGCCAAGAACCAGCGGCACCAATAATGCCGTTACCGGCATGAATGAATGCTTTTGGTGTTGACGAAATAAGGACGGCATCTTCATCGCCCACGGCAGAATCGAAGGCCATCCCACAACTTACTTCATTTGTATAAGCAACTACTACTGTCATGCTGCAGGAACACCTCCATCCCAACTTCCTTCGACCAACCAAGTTCGGTCACGCATAATGCGGTCTGGCCATGATACACCAGATAGACGGTCACCACGAAAACGCTTTACATGAAGCATTGTTGGGTCACGGTCGTCTTTGTACAAAGATATACCAATTTCAGGCCACGCCATCCAACGCTGGGAACCCATAGGTGAAAGTTCACGCTTTTCACCTGACTTACCCTTGGCCGCGTGGTGTTCCATGATTAATGCAAAACCATACTTGGTTCGCAACGTGTCAAGAATTGCCATCGCTTCATCAGCACTGTCTTCGTAAGATTCGCTTGCACCGCGTCGGTACATCTTATAGATAGGGCCAATGCAAACAAGTTCCGGTCTGAATGCAGCAATTTCACGTTGAATTTCTGCGCGGTCAGAAAGGTTTCTGATTTCAATACCACCGGGGCGTCTGAAAAACTTAATGCGTTCAGGGTCAAACGTTTTCTTTTCGTTATCAATTCCGAATTCGCGGGTCTTAAGCATGTCCATGAATGGAATGGCTGTTTGCGTAATTGCCTGCGTAGGGTTTTCAAGGTCAATGATAAGAACGCGAACCGGCTTGATACGTTGGTGACTAAATGGGTGATACCCTTGCGAAGCGGACATTCCAATCGTACGAAGAAGAAGTGACTTACCCGCACCTTCTTCAGCAACAACAATAGTTCTGTAGTCGCTGTGCATCATTCCAGGGATTACAACCGGTGCAATGGCTTCTGAATTAGCGGCAAGTTCGTACACCGTCATTGCTTCTGGACCACCTGCGTGAATGTTGCCAACACCGTTAACGGTCTTTTCAACTTTCTTAGCCTGTTCGTATGGGTCTTCGCCGTTTCGGATATTATCTACTGCACCGCCAAGTTCCCGCATCAACTTACGTGCAACTGAATGCTTGTAAATGATAGAAGCGTAATTAAACGCACCAGCAGACGAAGGTGTGTTAAGTACCATTGCCATAAGCATTGGTACAACTTCGCTGTTGTTCAACTTTGCGGAAACTGTAGTCGTGTCAACAACCACGCCTTCACCCATCAAGTTTGCAATGGCACTAAAAATCTGACCGTGCAAAGGACGATAAAAATCTTCCGCACGAACAACATCAATACCAATCAACGCCGCTTCGGGTGACAAAATCATTGCACCCAGTAAAGATTCTTCAGCCACCATGTCATATGGTGCCGGTTTGTTATCCTGTTCCACCTTTTACCCGTCCCCTACACTTCAACTAAATATCTACGGCGACCACTTGCTGTATCAAGTTCAAACGGTCGGCCTTGCGCGTCAATCAACTGACCACGACTATTGATAGGTCTACTATAGCCGTTCTTGGCGGGGTTAATGTTTGTTTTACCACCGTCGTAATCATCATACAATGCGCACGCTTTCTTTTCTTCGCCAGAAAGTTCGTATGCATACGTAGAAGTACTTGGCAGGTAGTCGCGCCACCTATCGTTCGGGCCAAAAAAAGTTTGCGCGTGTAACGTAAATCGTTCTTCCTGACCGGTGCGTTCCAACGCGTAATTTTTTGTAGCGGTCATAAGTTCTTCGTGTGTCGCGCCACGCTTCCTTGCAGTGCAGTACGCCTTGGCAGAACCTGACTTGTTTACCTTACGTGGGTACAACTTCCACAGGGATTCAAAGTCATCATCGTAAGAATTACGCTTCTTCTTTTCCGAAGAAGTATCTTTCTTTAATGTTCTTTCTATTAATGTTCTTTCATGTTGTAGGAGATTGGCGGCTAGGGTAGGGTCGTTTTGACGGCTACCTAGGGGTGTTTTAGCGGCTACCCCCTCCGAAGTTAGCGGCCACAAGTAGTAGAAATTACTGGTGTAAGAACCATCTTCACGGTGCCTACGGACTGTAGAAATAGCACCAATTTCAACTAATTCCTTGACAGAAGCATCAACCCTGTCAACGGAACAGTGCATTCGTTCAGCCAATAGCCTTCGCGAAGGCCAAGCGGCTTCGTTGCTACCTACATAACGGCTAAGTACACTAAAAAGACGGACTGAATATGGGCTAATTTCGGCGTCCAAAATCCATTCCGGGATGGTCGCATACCTGTATCCATGTATGCCTACGGTTTCGGTCACTTGGACAACCCCCGTTCAGCAAGGTCTTTAATAAGCCCACCCATAACACTGTCTCCTTCCTCAACATCCACACCATCGGTAACTGCGTTAACTACCTTCTTCTTATTTTCAAGCAGGTTATAGATAGTTTCATCAATAGTCTGCTGTGCAAGAAGGTACCACGCGGTAGCACCGTGCATATCGTTAGCACGGGCGTAACAACGGCTGACGCACTGTTCGTGAATGGCTGGGGTCCAGCCAAGTTCACAAAACACTACATCACTTGCGGCGGTCAATGTCAAGCCTTCGGAAGCGGCTGTCATATTAGCAATAAAAACACGGCAATCTGGGTCGCTTTGGAACTTATCAACTGCGGCCATACGGTCGTCGGCGGATACACCACCACGGATTTTGACTGCAACTGACTTGTAGCGGTCAAACAATTTTTCTACAAATTCGATGTGTTCAGCAAAGACAATTACTTTTTCGCCGTCACCTGATTCAAGGAAGTTGTCCAGCCACGCTGTAATGCTGTCGTACTTAATCTTAGATACGGCATCACGTAGCGCAGTAATTTTGACAAGATTTTCGGCGCGGGCCAAAGTAATTTTTTTCTGCCAGTAGGCGTCCGTGCCATCACTACCGTCTTCTTCGGCTAGTTCCTTGGCACGGTTGGCAAAGTATTCAACTACATCACGTTCAACTTCTTGGTACCAGTTCATCTGCTTGCTGTCAATCGGCAAGTACTGGACGGCATTGCGAAGTTCCGGTAGGTCTTCGTACACGTCTTTTTTGTTGCGTCGTACGAAACACAGTTCACGAAGTTTTACATTTAGTTCGGCGGTATTAAGTGCCACATTACGCTTCGGTGCGTAGCGGTTCTTAAATCGCCACGACCCACCAAACGACGCTAGGTGACCGACCGCTTCTAGTTGCGGGATTAATTCATCGGGTCTGTTCGTAATCGGGGTGCCGGTTAGTAGGATTACAAAATCCTGCGGGTCCAACGACTTCGCTAGTTGCATCACCGCACCGGTGCGGTGATGCAACTAGCGAAGTCGTTGGACCCGCAGGATTTTGTAATCCTACTAACC